GGCTTCGGGGCGCGATCCTGCGGCGGGCGACGGCTGCGCACGATCTGCATCACGCCGTAGCGTAGCGCATCCCAGAGGTGATCCTCGGCGTCCGTGTCCACATCCTCGGCGTTGTGCGGATCGGGCGGGATCGTGGCCAGGCACTCGATCAGGTGCCGGCAACAGTCGTGCACGACGAGCCTGCCCTCGCGCAAGAGCTGGATGATGGCCTGGGCGCCGTGGATGCGGCTGCCCGGCGACTTGTCCGCCTCGATCCAGCGAATGCCGGCCGCGTGAAACTGCGCTGCAATCGTGCGCTGGCCGTCTTGGGATGCAAAGATGCTCGCATCGGCGGGATTCGGCCCGATGCGCACGCCGGCCTTCGTCTCCGGCGCTTCCGCCTTGGCGATCATGCGCGCCACCTCCGCCGGCGTTTTGCGCACGCCCTCGTTGGGCTTGCTGCCACGCCCGTAAAGCTCGCGATAGACATGGATCACGCCGTCGTAGTCCACGGCGAACCACAGCACGGCAAACGGGCGCGCATAGCCCCAGTCCAGAGAGCGCCAGCGTCGCCAGTGTGGCGGCAGCGTGCGCGCCGGCACCACATGCCGCTTCGGATCCCACACGCCTTCAAGGAACGAGCCTGCCGCCACATTCCAATCGCCTTCCAGCCACGCGCGCACGAGCCACGGTGGGCCGGATGCTTGCAGTCGCTTCACATAGTCCGGATCGGCTTTCAGCAATGCGGGATTGTCCTGCAGGCGTGCCGGGATGAAGATGCGCCGCATTCCGTCTTCGCCCACGAACGGCGTGCCGGGTGGTGCAGGATCGATGTAGCGCGCCTTCACCCACGCATGCCCTGCCCCACCGGGGTTGCCGGTGGCGAGAAACCAGGTGCGCACGCCGTCGGCGGATCGCAGGCAGGCGCGTAGCTTGTCGATCGGATCGGGGCGCGCCCAGTTGGTCAACTCGTCGAACGCCATCCAGTTGTATTGGTGGCCTTGGTAGCGGCTGGCGTCTTCGTCCCGCTCCAGGTAGCGCAGATACAGCCGCGCGCCGTTGGGAAACTCCCAGAGCTTTTCTGCCTTGCGAAAGCTTGCCCCCAGCAGCGGATAGTAGCGTTCCGTCTGCCGGATCACCTCTTCCAGCTCCGGATAGGTGCGGCGGAAGAGCACGCCCACGGCCTTGTCTCCATATTGGTGGGCATGCCGGACGAAGTGCATCACGAGCGAGATCGTCTTGCCGCCACCGCGCGCACCACCATAGAAAATCTCCGGCACGCCGCAACGAAAAAACCGCATCTGCGCGCCCGGCTGCGGCTTCCAGATGACTTTCATTTCTTCTTACGCTTTTGGAATCGCCCCAGGCGCTTGTCGGCGCGCAGAAACTCGCGCGCAACTCTCTGCGGAATACCCAGTTTCTTTGCCAGGCGCGGATTGTGCGCCACGGCGGCCATGAGCAGATGCTGCTTCAGCGACTTACTCGGCATCGTCTTCCTCCACCTCTGGCAGCGCCACGACGAATCCGCCCTCAACGGACACCTCGCGCCGTTCGACGAACATCCCCAGCGCCTTGGCCGCCAGCTCGCTCGCCTTCAGGCGCACGCTCGCCGGCACGGGCTCGCCGTTCTCATCCACACCGCTCATCAGTTGCGCCCAGAGGCGAAACACCTGCTCGCGCTTGATCAGTTCCTGCTTCTCTAGTTTTTTGCGCTCTTCCTCTAGCAGTTCTCTAGTCTTCTCTAGCAACTGGTGCCCTTGTCTGTCGGCATACTTGGGCGCGTATCCGGCTTCGATCGCGGCTTTCGTGGCATTGCCGAGGCGCAGATAGGCCGCGACGAACCGGCGCTGCCGTTCTGTCCACCTACGCTTTTTCTGCGGCATGCATCCGCCTCCGGTAGCGATAGATCGTGCGCTCGCTCACGCCGAGCATCAACGCCAGCTCGCGCACGCTCATGTGCTGCATCGTGCGCACCGCCAGCGCAATGCGCTGCCGCCGCGCGGACGGGATGGTTACGGCGCCGCCACCGATGCGGGCGACGATCTTGCGCGCAGCCGCATCGCCGCACGCATCAGCGAGCGCTTTGCACTCTGGGTGGTGTGGATCGTAGCGCGCCGGCAGATAGACGGTCACGCCGCCGCGCATCTCTGCATAGCGCATGGCGGCGTGCTCCCCGGCGATTTCAGCGATGTCCTGCAGCACGCCCGGCAGCGTCATGATGGCACCTCCTGGATGGAGACGATCACGCATCCCTCTGGCGGGAGCGGTGCTCTGCGCTGGATGGTGATGGCGTCGATCTGGGCGTCGTCCTCGTAGATGCCCGCGTGTTCGAGTGCATCGAGCAAGGCCTTGAGCAGATTGTCCAGATCGCGCCGGCGGCGATCCGGCGCATGGGCATCGATTGCGATGCGCAGGCGTGCACTGCCGAAGCGCGGCACTTGGTGCATCATGCACAGCCTGGCCACGGCCTGGCGGTAGGCACGGCCTTCGCGCGAGATGAGCGTGCGCCCGTGAACATGGCGCCAGTAGCGGTTCACGCTGGGCGGCCAAGGGACGCGAAATGTCTTGCTTTGTGCGTCCATCAGCGCCTTCCGCCCTCGATCGATGGCCTGCCGTATCTCATCGCGCCATCGGCGATGCTTCTCCGTGTAGAACCACTCTGCATTCAGCGTCACACCCTCTTCCGCGGCATCCAGTAGCGCTTTCAGCACATCCCGATCGACTCGGATCACGCCGCTTCCTCCCACCACGCCGGCGCCGGCAATCGGATGCCCAGCTCCGTGGCGGCAAAGGCCTCGATGCGCTGGATGAACTCGGCAAGCTCGGCCGTGTTCATCGTGGCCGTGGATGGATACACGGCAGCCTTGGAACCATCCGGCAGCTCCACGATCGCCCTCGGGGCAAGAAACCGCGCCTTCATCGCGAGCTTCACGCTTTCGAGGTCGTCGCCGGTGTGATCGGCGATCAGGAGCAACAGTGCGTGCAGCTTGGCGTTTTGCTCCAGCGTGCGCCGGCTGCGGTGCGGCTGGATCACGACTTCAAGCGGTCGCTTGGCATCCGGCGAGATGCCGAGCACGAAGGCCGCTGCAGCCTCGATCGCCGCCTCATTCCGTAGCACGAAGCGCTTTTTCATCGCTGTGCTTCCTCCCGAGCCGCTTGCCGCATCGTATGCACACGAGCGCGCCGTCTTCTTCCACGACGAACCGATGCGCATGCCCCGTTCTTTCGCAATCAATCATCGCGCAGGTCCTTCACGATCACGGCGATGAATCCGAGATCGACGACGAGCAGCACACCGACGATCGCAATCAGGATCAGCTCCATCGGATCACGCACGCCCCACCTCCATACGCGCCACCTGCCTGATCGAAACTGGTGCACTCAGCCATCGTCCGCCGCGCTCCACCCGCATGCACCTCTGCCGATCGCCGATGTAAGCCGGCGCCGGCACGCCGTGGCCCGATGCGCGGTTGATCCGTTCGACTTCGCCGACGAGCCGTGGTGGATAGGGTCGTTCTGGCCGGTAGGCGAGATAGCAGCGAACGAAGTCGCGCTTGAGCCAGCGCAGCTCGTCCTCATTGGCGGTGCAGAGCGCGCGCCATCCGTCCGTGCCGAAGGCGGTGGCGATGGCGTAGTGGATGGCCGGATCGTCGAAGACGACGCTGGCGTAGTAGCCGGCAGACTCCACGGCCTCCATCACCTTCCGCCACGCCAGCTCGGCCTGGGCGATGCGCTCGTCCTCGTGCCCACCGGTGATGTGGCGCATCACATCCGCAGGGCGCGGCGGATACGCGCCGGCCTTGGGATCGCGCAAGTGCGCCGCCAGCGCGCGCATCACGGCATCGATCGGCTGATCCGCGAGCGCGGCAAAGGCAAGGCGCACCGCAGCAGGCGACGGCGTGCGGCCATACAGCTCGTGCGCCGCCACCCAGGCTTCGGCGAACCGATGGAAGTCGTCCTTGGTCATTTCGCACCTCCTGCGAACAGGTCTGGCCCCTGTTGGAGCACTTGATCGAGCACGGCTTCGCTTTCGGGCGAAAGCCCACGCCTGCCCCAAGGCCCGTCTCTGGCGCGCGTCTGCTGCCTGTGGCGCATGCGCTCGGCCTCGCGCCGGCACCAGACGCGCCAGGTGGCGAACCAATCGAGCTTCGTGGCTCGCGCGCCCGTGGCTGCAACCCAGTAGTCGCGGAACTGCTGCCACACCTCGTCGGGATCGAGCGCCGCATACCTCGCAGCACACCACCGCCGCCACTCGTCCGGCAGCGAGCGCACGCCTTCGAGCGCCATCCACGCCTCCGGCCGCATGCCGCGCTTGCTTGCGCTCGTGGTGCTCGTGGCCTGCTCGGGCGCGGGCTTGGCCTCGGGGGCGCTTCGCGCGCGCGCGCGCGGTTGCCCAAGCGACGAGGTTGGTTTTCTGCACCCTCCCCCAGGGTTGGGGATGGGAGTGAGGGAGTGGGAGTTGGGGGAGGCAGAGGGGATAGGGGGTATAAGGGGGGAAGGGGAGACGGAGGGGGAAGAGGGCGAGGGAGAGGGGGAAGGGGTGGCTTGGGTGGCTTGCGGCGCGCGTGTGCGCGCGTCCTTCGGCTCTTTTTTGTTGATTTCTGAACGATTTTCTTTGGGGGGTGCAAATATTGCACCGGTGCAATCATTGCACCGGTGCAACTGTTGCACGGGTGCATCTGCTGCACGGGTGCAGTCATTGCACCGGTGCGCCTGCTGCACGGGTTGCACGATGCGATACTCACTCGGTTTTCCGTGATGCCGGATGATCTCGATGCGCCCTTGGGCAGCGAGCTGTTGCAAGGCATGGATCACGGTCCGGCGGCTCAGGCCGGTGATGGTCTGGATCTGCTGGATGGTGATGCGCTCCTCCTCGAGCGCCGCGAGCGCCACGAGCACCAGCTTCTGCGCCGGCGTCTCTCCCATTCCCATCAGATCAACCAAGTTCGTGTCCATACCCTTCCCCCTTGGCTATAATCGCCGCCAGATTGGGGTGATGGGCGCATCGTAAGCATTCTTTACGACAGGTGTCAATAATAGCGAAGGGGGAAGGTATGGGCATGACATTCTCCGAGAGACTTCGCATCGCTATGGAGATGAGAGGCGTAAGCGCTGCAGAGCTAGCACGGCGAATCAATGTATCACGCGCGGCTGTCAGTCAGTTGTTGAGTGGTGCGTCGAAGGGGCCTCGGCCAGAGAATCTCATTCATATCGCCAGAGCGCTGCGCGTGTCTCCCGTATGGCTCGCTACCGGCGAGGGGATCATGGATGAGGATGTCCCCCTTCGCACCATCCCCGTGATTTCGTTCGTCCGTGCTGGGGATTGGTCGGATGTGGTGGATGCGTATCCTGCAGGCGCGGGCGAGGACTACATTCAAACGCACATCAAGCTTGGCCCGTATGCCTTTGCGTTGCGCATCGAGGGTGATTCGATGGAGCCGGAGTTTCGCGAGGGCGACATCGTCGTGATCGATCCAGATGTGCCGCCGCGCCCGGGAGACTATGTGGTGGCCAAGCTGGACGAAGAAGAAAAGGCCACCTTCAAGAAGCTACGCATCCGCCCGGGCGATGTGTATGAGCTGGTTCCACTCAACCCAGACTACCCCACCCTCACGATCGACAAAGACCACCCCGGCCGCATCATCGGTGTGATGGTG